CTGCCGGCGAAGGCCAAATGTGTCCTGCATCTGAGAGGACATCGGGCCGCCGTTCTGCATATCGGTGATAAAGGTTTCAATAACCAGTTTCCCGCCGTTCTGACTGCTACGGGTATCGACATTGACGCCATTTGCATAGTTGTAAACGTTGTTCACGACCTGCAGCGCGCCGCTGCCACTGCCCTGCAAATCCTTATTGCTGATGACAGAGCCGTCGTTACCAGGAATCATATACTGCCGACCATCGCTGGCTCGATATATCTCTGGCAATCCCCCTTCGCCCGTTTCATATATTGATCCGGCTGATACAGGGCCACCGTTCTTCCTTCCACCAGCGAGGGTTTTTGACAGAGCAAAGGCACCTACCAACGCAGCACCACCAATGATAGCCGCAGCACCAAACGAACCTACCGAAGCAACCAGTGCTGCGGGAAGCCAGGCAGCCATTGTTGTACTTGCCGATGCAGTACTCGCAGCCGTCGTTGTGGCTAAACCTCCGACCTGTGCAGAAGTCGTTGCAGCGATAGCACCTTGTTGTACCGTTGCCCCCATTATTGCGGATTTAGCTTGCTGGATACCCATATCGACGAATGTCTGGATAACACTGCCTGCGACTGTATTAGCCAAGGCTCTTGCAGCATCAGATGCCGACTGGGTACTGGTAATGACACTTGATAGAGCAGAGCCAGCACTGGAACCAAATGAATCAACGGCGGCGCCAAGAGCCTGATAGCCAACACTCTGTTGCGTAAACAATGCCCATTGAGCATTTGTACGCTCCTGCTCATACTGAGTGTCAGCGGCTTTTTTCAGTGCCAATGCCTGAGTATGAGCAATAACCCCCTGCTGTTCGTACTGCTGGATTAGTGCTAACTGCTGGGCATACTGGTTAGCCAGGTTCTGCACCGGGTCCACATCACCTACAGCCTGCAGTTGTGGAGTAACGGACTGTTGCGCGCGGATTTTCGCAATATTGGCCTGGTGAGTTGCCTCAAGTCTCTCAGAGGTCTCGTAGTATTGCTCTTGGCTGATTTTCTTCGCTGTCAGTGCAGTATTTAAATCCTGTACATCCTGCTTATAACTTGCATTCTCGCGTGCTTCAGGGAGAAGCTTCTCAGCCGCGGCTTGCGCCTTGATGGCGTTAGCCGTATCCCACTTTTTAGCAGCATACTCCCCAGCCAGCGCTATTTGTTCCTGCGTAGCGCCTTTTCCAAGGGAAAGCTGAGCATTGAGGATCGCCTGCTCACGGCTTAAATTTCTGGTGGAGTCAGCGGCGAGTTCTGACTGCTGTTTAAGGTTTGCCAGCTTTTGAGCAATTGAATCAATCTGCGATGCACCTTTCTTCCGTTCTGACTGAAGAGTCTTCTGTGCCTGAGTATTTTTGTATGTAGCAGCAGCATCATCCTCCATCTTCTTGGCGTGAGGATCATCCTTGGCGAAGCCGGCATCTTCGGCAGCATATTGCGCCTGAAGTCTGGCGCGAGCCTCACCCTGTAGCTTTGATAGAGCCAAGTTACGCTCTGACTGCTTGATAAGGTTCTTTTGCCCGGCGGTCAGGTTATCTGTTTCCTGCTTTAGGGCGGCAACATTACCTTTAGCAATAACAGCTTCACGCGATAACTCAACCAGTTTCCCTACGAATGCCGTGAGTGCTGCCTGCCCTTTTTCTGTTGAGCTCTGAGTGTTCTGTAGTTCAGTAGCAAGGCGCTGCAAGGCTTCCGGCGTTGGATTTTTAGCGATATCTGATAGTTGCTTGCTGAACTCGAAGGCTTTTTGCTCGGATATCCCGAATTTATCGGCGACGGCACCGACAGTATTTCCAATGCTGTTTGCTGTCGCCTGGAATGCCTGCCCTGCCCCGTAGGCCTGCTTCATAGCCTCAGAATAGTTATCCGTGGTTATTTCTAGGGTGGACAGACGGTCGTTAAAGCCATCGACTGATGCATAACCACCGGAAAAAGCAGAAAGCGCCTTATCACCGAAGGAAAGTAACGAGCTCGAAGCGTCGCTGATCGCCTTAGGTATTTTGTTGATTGCTTCGTTGTATTCCAATAATGCCTGATTACGCATCAGCGTTGCTACTTCAGCATTCGTTTTCGCGAGCAATGCATACTTATCGGACAGGGCAGCCACGCCATTTTGAGAAATGGTAATGACCTTATCCATAGCCTCGGCTGCGTCTTTTAGCGCATCCATGGCATTTTTACCGCCATTCAACGAAGTGATTAATACACCAGCAAGGACCGAACTTAACGCTATGATAGATCCAACAATTGCCCCACCTGGACCGAATGCGCCTGCAAGCTGGGAGCCCTGCTGTGCGAATGCTACCAGCGCAGACTGACCGCCTTGGACCTGAATAATGAAGTCTTGAACCTGATATCCAGCCTGCTGCATGCTGGACTTCCAACTGCCAGTACTTTTTACACCACTTTCAACGCCTGTCTTCATGTCATACAGACGCCCGGTCAATTCGCCGATCTTCTGCTTTTCTTCGTCGGTAGCTTTTGACCCGGCGCGAAGTTGGGCCGCCAGCACTGCAGCACTACGCGCGCCGTTCTCCTGAGCCTCGTCTAGTACTGCGAGTTGGTTTCCCAGCGTCTCGATGATTGATTCAGCGCGATTAAACTCACTGTTAGCACCGCCGGTACCGCTGCGGGCTTCTTCCATTGCACGGGCAATTCCGCTCACGTTAGTATTCAGTTTCCGGAGTTGGTTATCCATCGAGTTGGCATAACCGGCTAGTTCAGTAAATGCGGATCCGGTTTGGGAAGCACTCTGGTCGAGGTTATCCATTCCCTTTCCTGACTGCTGGGCTGCGGCATCGAGTTTATCCAGAGCATCAATGGCTTGTTTCCCGCCCTGTAGTAGAGGCTCTATATCAGCACTGACCGTATAAACGATGCTACCTGCGTCTTTTTCACCAGCCATACTTTCTCCAGGCAATAAAAAACCCCGCGTGAGCGAGGTTTATTTGGTCGTAATTTCATTAACTACAATTTACCGGCCTACCTACAAAAATTATATCTCCATAGGCCTCAGTGGTATTTTTAAGGCGTAATACTTGATTGTTTCTAATAAATGCCCAGTAAAGCTGCTTTCCAACATACCCGCCATAGGAATTTTTGGCATTAACGTAAACGCATGTTGAATAACCATAAACAAAATTACTATTCTCAACCATAACTTCCTTTCTTGGGGTTGTGAAATCGTAAAACTTTGCTGAATCTGGGTCCTTCAACGAATCACGTATTGCTGATTCAACCAATAGTTTGTAGTTCTTTGGCTTCACTCCAACATCTGCAGTGTTAAGATCGATCTTCCTTACTTTTTCAGCAAATTCTGCATCTTTTCGCTTTGCCTCCTCCATTCTCTTGGCATAATCAGATGTTTGATTAATTCCAGTAGGATATGGTGCACAGCCAGCCAAAGTGAAAGCAATCGCAGAGGCAACTAATAATTTATTCATTTCGTCATTATCCCTTTGGTATTGTTCGGACTAATCCTATCAGGGATACTAAAGAACGACAAAACTCATATTATTTTGCTGCTCTAGCCCTTCTTGCCGCTTGCTTTGCCAAGTAGTCATCAGCAATTGCATCATACTCTTCGCGCGTGAATCCTTTCTGGTCCGGGTATTTCGCCGCCAGCAGCATCTGGAATTCGGTCATCGTCAGCTGCGATGCTTCGGAGCGACTCATGCCAAAGTGGCTACGTGCAGCGCTAATGTAGTCGAAGGCTTTAAATTCTGTCGTGCGCTCCCCTGTTTCATGGCGCTGTAGATGTCTAACCTTAGCCTTGCCGACAACGCCGTGCTGCATGAGGTGTTGAGCCAGCACGATGATATCGCTCTTCGGCATCTGCCCGGGGCGATATACGACACAATGCCGCCACCCTTTCCACTCACCAATCATCGGTGTCATATCATCTTCGCAGCAAGCCTGAAGCACATGCATGTTGAGAGGACCTTCTCTGCTGATCTGTTAAATGAAGGTGAAAGCCAGTCAGGAATTCTTCTCAGTGTATCAGTACAGGCTTCAAGTAGTTTTGCAACATCACTTCCGTGAATAGTGGCATACGCTCGCACAATCTCTGCAGGTGTCCCAATGCGGGTCATCGCCTCGAAAGATGGTCTTAACAGGTAGTCTTGACCTCCATCGCGACTATCACTGACAGAGAGTTCACCAATGTCGATTAATGCTGTCATAGCTCATTCCAGTAAGCGGTCATTATCAAGGGCAGCGCGCTGCCCTTTGGAATGTCCGTTAGGTAACGGTGACCGTATGCACGGCCGCAAAGTTGCCGTCTTCGGTGTTGATGATGATCTGCGCGCTGCCGGTGGCGACGCGCGTCACGGTAACGGTGTTGCCGGAGGCGGTAGCCGTTGCTTTGGTCGCATCGGTGGTCGCTACGGTAAAGTTTTTGTTGGTAGCTCCGGCAGGAGCGATATTCACCGTGAAGGTGCTGGTTCCAGATGCAGCACCAGTGCTGGTGGCCGGAGTTACTGTCACACCGGTTACTGCTACAGAAGTCACCTCATTCACTTCAATGGTGCTGGCATCACCGACTTTGAATTCAGTGGAGAACGTAACGATGTCGTTGGTTCCGCCGTCAGAACTCAGCGCCGTAATATTCATGTAACCAATGAATTCTACCGGGCCGTACTCCATTCGCACCCAAATGCCAGTTTGACGCCTGGCAGCAAGTTCGTCAGAAAAGTACTTAATGAATTTGCCGACGCCGTACTGATCCAGCTTATCTTTTTTGCGTACCTCGCCTTCAAAACTGAAAGTAAGATCGCTGTTAGTGATAATGGTTTCGACATAGCCGCCACCATCATCTGCATCTGAAGTTACTGAGTTCGGATTGAAGTCAAACCCTTTGGAAGTACCAGCTGCCAGAGACTTCCATTCTGATTCATCAGGTTTGGTGTCTGGGCAACCGTCGGCAACCTCCAGAACGACCGCGCCGCCGAAAAGGCGTTCGTTCGAGTTCGGGCAATCAGCCATGTGAAGCTCCTCTTATACTCAAAAGAAAACCCGCCGGAGCGGGTCATTTGTTTGGTTTGGCTATTCGCCATAGGTACAGGCAAATTGGAGTCGAAAGACTATTCGCCCTTCTTCTGTGAGCACTGGCGCGGGAATTGCGCCCATGTTCTGGATGTAGCCGACGCACTCGTCAGCCATGGGATTGGCTTGTACGTAATCGACAATTTTCTGCACGGCATTTAGCGCATCTTTGCGCTTATCTTTCGCGCCGACAACATCGACAAGGACGTGATATTCGGAACCGAGATCTGTTCGAATGTTCGAGCCGCCGTTTGGCCTGAACACCATGATCGCTTTCGACAGGTCGCCAGGGTCGTCGTACATCAACTGTTGCACCGTGAAGCCAGTCGTTAGTCCGGCGTCGCCGAACATGTTGCGCACACGCTCATGCATCATTGGTGTCATAGCGAAAGCTCCTTGCGCATCACCGCATCAACGTTATCGCGCTCGTCATTCGCGCCTTTGGTCAGGAATTGCGGCTCACCATGTGGATCCCAGTAGTTTCCCGTTCCGGTACCTCCACCGAACTCTTTCGGTTTCTGCGGTCCGAACTCAGACCGGTTGCTGGTCACGCCGAAGTGCGCGCGCGGCTGGCCTTTCAGCTTGCCCGACGCCTCATGCACATAAGCGGCATAGTTGGCTGAGTAGCCGATGCGCCCGGTAATGAGAACGCCGCCAGCGTCAATTTCGCGGAACTGGCTGTTAATCAGCGTAGAGGTGTCGATCGGGGTATAATAGGCAGCCCGCGCACCGATAAGAATCATCGCAGACTGAAGCGCACGAATGACCTTGCGCCCTCTGACATCGTTGATGGTGTCATTGAGGTGTTTTTTGGCCTGACTAATGCCGCTAACTTTAATACCCATAATCAGACCCCAGTCAGAATGGCGTAATCATCCGCCAGTCGCTCGAACGTATCGGCGTAACGGATAACTTGCCGCACCTCGTCGGCACCAGCGACAACCGGGTCGGCTTCTGTCGATGCGCCGATCAGCAGGTAATCCCCCGCCGCCGCCAGAGCGAACTCAGTCCAGACGGTATTTTTCACGACGATTTCGGCGCCCAGGTTAGCTAACTTCTTGCTGAGCCCGCCCTCGTAATCACAGAGGATTTGCTCAGGTTCGGCATAGCCCAAAGGGTCGCCGTACTCGTCGTTGCCTTCCAGCTTTCGCCAGATTGTCGCTGTCGCGGTGTATGACCAATTAGCTACTGAGCTCAAAGCTACTCCCTCCGATCGCCACCGATTCGCTTTTTAATCAGTTCAGTCGTATCGACGTCGATATCGTAATGAATGGGGCCAGCGTCGATTACTTCTTGCGAACTTACGCGCTCAATTTCAAACCATTCGATATTCAGCGCATTGACCTGCTGACCATTCCCCACAGGGACAAACAGACCAACAGGGTCACCACATTCGAGTTGCAAGTAACGCTCAATAGCGATTGGCGCAACGACTGATCCGCTGAACGTCCTTACTTCACCATCAACGCGATAAATTACCGTCACGTTTAAAGCGCCAACCATTCTTGTTGCATCGGCCATTCTCACTCCCTCCATCGCAGCACCTTCGCGCCTGTTGCACGTATGCGGTCGCAGTTGATGTACCACTCGCCATTGGATTTAACGTACGCTGTCGTTTGCTGTCCGGTATCTGTCATCACCCAGACACGAACGAATGACCGCGGATGGCGCTCTTTGACGGATATCCATTTCATTTGTTGCCACCACACATACATCCACCTTTGCCAATCCAGATGCCGGCGAATGCTGGGGCAGCAGTTGGATCGGCAGGAATCAGCGCGCTGGCGCACCCATATTTATCCAGACTGCGCAGCAGGTTTACTGATGCCTTCCATCGGTCAGAGAATGACTGGTAACGGAAGGACCGGGATGCTCCGCTTGGCGCCGTCTGGCTGGAAATGTATTTATCTCCATTCCCGAGCCCCATCAGCGCTAACAGGTAGCGCTGAATCAGCAAGGCAGTAGATGCCGGGTAATGCGCATCAAGGCACTCCTGAATGCTGTTCGCCTCATCAACTAAAGCCTGCAGCACAAAATCGGGAATGGTAATTCCCTGACCTTCCAGATACTCCTTTGCCTGTTCGAGAGTTACCATTATCGACTCCAGTAAAAACGCCCCACCGAAGCAGGGCGTAAAAAAACCGCCTTAGCGGCGGCTGTTATTCAGCAGGGAAAAGCTTTTCTAGCTCGCCTTCCGGCAGAAGCTCACCGAGCTTTTCAGCTCCGAGATTGCCTTTAAACTCGATGCCTAGTTCCGTCAGACGCGACTGGATAATCTCTTTACGAGATTTGTTATCGGTACCGCCTTCAGGCGTTGCCGGATTGAGTTCCCCGCCGGCTTCACCGCGCATCAGGCGGACGTTTGACTTCAGCGCCGGGTGAAGCTCTTTCAACTCCACCACATCGCCAACCTTCACACCAAACCATGGACGCACCACTTCGTATTTTGCCATGTTGCTTCCTTACGCCAGGTTAGCGCCGTAGACAACGCCGGACAGGCCCTGATCATCTGCGGTGATTTGCAGACCTTCAGCAGACATGATCTGGAAGTTGTAGTTAACGTTAGGCAGTGGACGCGGCAGCGGAACAACACCGACAGCCATACCAACCAGTGGAGAGATCACGTCACGACGACGAACATACGCGATGAACTCGTTACCACTCAGCGCGAAGCTCATGCGGATTTCTTTGACCGGTGCGAACGGCAGCACCGCCTGCAGTACAGTTCCGCTTACAACACCGTTGACCACATACGGCTGAGCCAGGTTCGCCCAGATTTCCGGAGAAACCCACATCACATCGTATGCGGCGACCTTGTTCGTGCGTGCGGTGGTACCGAATGCGCCTTTACCGAAGAACGCAAAGATCGCGGTCATGTCAGCAGTGGTCAGATCGATATTCGCGCCACCAGCACCAGAGCCGAGGTTAATCTTCTTGGTGTTGCGGTGGTTTTTGATACCCTGTGCCGGGTAAGACTGAACCTGAATTTTTGAATCGCCGTTCAGGTAGTAGTTGACGCGCTTCTGGTTGAACTTACGCATCTTCGCCATTTGCGAGTCCAGCACCAGGTCAATACCGACAGAGTTCAGGCCGGCGGCGTGACGCCAGTTCACACCGTAACCAGCGGTAAACACCGGGATCGGGTCGCCGTCGCTGTTGTATTCAGTGTGATCGAAGGAGAATGGCGCCTGACCATCGATGCTTACTGACACGTCGTCTGCGATGTCGCCTACAACGTTATACAGTTTGGCGGTTTTACCAACCGGCAGCACCGTCTGAACGCCGATCAGGTCGTTCACGATTTCCATGCCAACTTCCTGATCGCGCAGTTGCAGTACCTGGTTATCAATCTCAGCCCAGAAGTCACGGGAGAAACCACCAACTGCGTTACAGGCCAGCATGTCAGGAGTCATGATTTCGCGGTTAGCCGCAATGATGGAATCGTTCTGCCGGTTCCACATGTTGCGGTTTGCCCACAGCTCGCTCCAGTGCCCGCCGAGGCGGGAGTTAGTCGCCAGCGTCTCTTTAGAGAAGTACATATGTGTTTGTCCTTTTGTTACGCGCCAGCTGCGGCGACGGTGCCAACGCGCATGCGCACGCGAATGAAGTCGGTGGTGCTGGCCGCAATGGTGTATTCATCCTGGCTGTAGCCGATCACTGAATCAGTATCGGAGGTTGCGAGGGTGAACTGACCAGCAGTCCCCAGTTTGATCGGGCTGTCTTTCTTGTAAGCACCAGGCATGCAGCGTAACGCCAGCTCCCGCCCTTCTTCGACGTAGTTGCCGACAGCTGAATCACCGGCAGGGATAGATTCAGTGATGGTCAAGCCCTGGTGATAACCAACATCGATGATATACAGGCGGCCGGTTAGCGCGGTGGCCTGAGCAAATTGATCGGATGAGTTAATAGTTGCCGCAGTACCTGGAAGCAACGCGGCAGACGTAGTGCGGGTTTCAGTCTTGTACAGAGACTGACCGTCAATATTGACGCGACGATAACGTGCCATTATTCCGGCTCCTTATTTGAAGTATTCAGATGCGGCAGGCGCGCCAGTTTCTTTCGGCAGCTGAGCATTGTTAGCGCCCAGCGGAGCAGCTTCGCCCAGCGACTTGAACATTGCGTCCAGGGCATCTCCTGAAAGCGCATTTGCGACGATATCGCCGTGGACTTTCGCAACCGCTTCACGCTTAGTTTTTTCTTCAGCGCGGGAGTTAGCGGTCAGGGTTTCAGCGAGCTGCTGTTGATTGGCCTGCAGCGCATCAACCTTTTCAGCAAGAGGCTTAATAGCCGCTTCGGTATTGGTCGCAACAGCCTGGCCGATCATGCTGCCGATTTGTTCCAGTTCTTCTTTGGTTAAAGGCATGTCGCCCTCCGTTTTGTGGTTTGGTGCAGGCTGCTCCTGCGGTGTGAATAGAGATTTGAGTTTATTGGCGACGACGGCCACCCACGACTCCTGGCGCGCTACTGCGGTGCCGGTATCGTCGAAGGTGATAACGCCGCCATCCGACTTGTAGCCAAACACCTCAGCGGTGCCGCCGTTGCGGATGATTACCGCTTGCGAGTCAGTGAAGTCAGCAACCCAGGCGTATTCATCCGTTCCCGCCGCAAACTTAGCTTTTGCTGCGCGATCGAGACGCTGTTCGCGCTCCCGGTAGGATTCCCCCACCAGCGCGCCGGAGTTCGCTTTAAGCGGCTGCGCCAGATCTGCGTTAACCATCAGGCCAACGCCCTGCTCAGGTGTCGCCGCGCCGACTTCATACAGCAGGATCGCGTCGTGGTCCATGCTGTAGATCTTGGCAACCCAGTCAGCGCCGGTAGCGAGTTGTTGCTCGTTCGGTTCAAGCTGGTCGAGGAAAGCGGCCACGCTGGTATGAATGGGCGGCACGTCATCACCGCGCTCAATAGCAGCGACACGCTCAAGCAGTTCTCTGCCACCTTCCGATTCACTGGCGCGGGCCACATCAACCCACTTTTCGAGGTAGATGCGATTACCGGACTTCTTAACGTTGCGGTTCCACGCGCCGATATGGCCTGCGTTAATCCCCTCTGGCGAGAAAGCAGACACGAACTGACCGTTAACCTGAGGATGGCCCAGCGGTGCCAGAGTGCCTTCCAGGCCCTGATAGTGGGCATCGATTTCTTCCGCTGTGTACAGACCACCGTTCATAACGACGTTCGCCGGAAGTGTGTAACTCGGCAGCACCAGGTGCTCTCGCCCGTTGTACGTTTCGCGCCGGATAGACTGGCTGTTCACCTTCGTGGTGATGTTTACCTGCATAGGCATAGCTATTTCTCCGCCCAGGCGTAACCGCGCGCCTGCATCGATTTATATTCCTGTTTGAGTTTCGTGATGGTGTCCGGGTATTCCGGTTTACCGTCCGCATCCACCAGCACCGATTGCTGGCTGCACTTGCAGTTGATGGAGTTACCGTCCTTGCTGTACCAGTCACGGACCTCTTCATTGGTGTAAAGGTGTGCGTGGCGCACTGCATGGGAATGTCTGGTTGTCGGTGACAGCGCTGAGATGTGAACCAGAAGCGTTTTAAGTCCGTAGAGTTCGTTCGCCTCCTGATCTTCATCCCATTTAGCCCGGCGCAGCGCAGTGGTAACCTCAGTGCGCGCTATCCGGTTCGCTCGGCGCTTCTCGATGCCAGTCTGTGCAGTAAGATTCCTGGCAATATCCAGCGGGTTAAGCCCTCGCCCCACACCATCAGTCAGAACGCGCGCCATATCGCGCTTCACTTCTGCACTTAGGCCTTTCATTTCCTCAAACACACGCGCATGCACCAGCGCCATGCGTTGCTGATACGGGTCGCTTGCGAGGATGGACGCCAGTGATTCACGCCCGGCGGTATACACCGGCGACTGCTGGCTAAGGTTGTAGAATGACTGCCCTGTGCCTTTCTCTGACGCCAAATCGACATACTCGTAAAACCACAGGTCGTATTCGTTACCATCCATCAGCACCTGATCTACCAGATAACTGGCATCATTCAGGATGATGGAGAGTAATGTTGGGTTTAACTGGTATTCGTATCTGGCGTTTACTGCGAGGGAGGAAGGTATTTTTTCGAGTGCTGATTTGTACGCTTTGCCAATCTTAGTCATCCGCCTGGCGAAATCTTTCATTGCCCTGCGTTCGAGCGCATCGGCTCCCGTCGGATCCTGATAGTTACGCGGTAGAATCGGTGGCTTCGTCTTCTTCGTTGCCATCCTCTTCTCCTAATGGTTCTTCGTCGTCATTGTCATAACCCGCCGCCGTACGAATCTCTTCGCGACTGAATGCCGGATTTTCACCGCTACCCTGCATGGTCTGATTAATCTCGCCCATGGTTTTGGCGTTGGTCAGCTTCTCGGATCCGGTCTGCTCATTCAGGTCATCCCAGATAACGGTCTTATTGCTGACAGAGTCGATGATCTTCAGGTCGATAAGCTTGTCGCAGAAGTCCTCTATCTCGAAGGCGAGGTCTACTCGGCGTGACTGGCAACGCGAATTGAAGTACTTCTGGTCTTCGGTGCTGGACCGCTCGGCCTGTTGGTTCCCGACCAGAATGCGTGTCGGTATATCCACCCCGGCGGCAGCGGTTTGCAGGTTTACGTCGTAGGTTGGCCCCGGGTCAGAAACCGGAGATACAAGAGACGTCACGTCTGCGCCCTGAAGCGCGAGAAGAACATCGTTCCCACGATTCATCTCACGTGCAGCTTCGTTGAATCTGTCCTGCAACTCGTCAACACTGACGTTATACATCGATGCCAGGCTGCTGAAATCGATAGTTTTATCGAAACTCAGAGCAAGCTGGCGCGCAGCGTTTTTCAGGAATGACTCACCTGATCCACCCTCTACTTTCTCCATACTCACAAAGGCGTTATAGGCTGGCTCAAGGAAGCCAATCGCATCATCTGAGTAATCACCCAGGATGAATACACGATCAGGATGTATATTGACGCGGCGTGTCGAACCGTTCGGAAGGCGCTCCGTGTATTGCCACATCTTCGGTTGACCGTATGTCTTAGAGTTAAGACCTGCGTCCCACTCTCCAACAGCCAGAGAACCAGCCCAGGCTACCGTTACTTTCTGCAACCCACGACCTTTTACGACGGGAAGATTCCAGTCTTTATCATCGCGCACATGAAGCAGCAAACCTGCATAACGCCCTACCAGACGCCGGCGGTCGGCTTCAGCAAACGCTCGCCAGAATCGGTTGGTAAATACCTGCTTGGATTTCGTCTCCCATGCGGTTTCATCCTTGCTCTCATCAGCATCATCACCCTCGATGATCTCCGGGTTTGACTGCCAGCACTTGCCCACCAGCTTCTCTACTGCGCCATGAGCAATACCGCCGCGACGATAAAGTGAATAAAGGTTGTCATAGGTTACCAGTTCAGGAAATCCGTATTCACACCACGCCGAGATGCGTTTGTTATCGAGCCCCATTGTTGGCGCCAGCATCCCCATACGAGCGCGCGCCATCCGCGCATCGTTCAACGCATGGTTGACGGCGAGAGTTAATTTGTCAGTCATGGCTTGTCCGTAGTTGGGTTATCTGCCCTGAAGGCGTTTCGGAATCATCATGCCAACAGGTTGAGTTCCATTCAGTTCTGTCAGCGCGTACACCATCGCATCAAGGCGGTCTGGCGATTTCTTGGCTGTGGTTGGGATATATTCCATCAACTGGTTTTCCAGCACGTAGAGATTGCCATGGTTGGCGACACGACCTTGCTCGTATAGCGCTGATATTGGTTCGGCGCGGGCATACTTACCTTTGCTGGCGTGAACGCGGATGATACGACCTTTGAACCCGGCATTGCGGATCGTCTCCTCCGCCATGTCGCCGCCCTGGTTAGTTTCAATAACTATCGCGTCGGCTTCATGCTGCTCATAAGCCCATATAGCCTTCTTTGCCCATCCAGCCGGTGAATATTTACCGCTGTAATCACCATCAACAGAGAACTGTTTTTTATCGCCAGCACCATATGAACTGGCAACAACAATCCCCGTTTCATCGCTTTCATCGCTGTTAGTTGCCTGCGGGTCAATGGCGACAACTGTTCGAACCTTATCGTAATTAATTTGCAGTTCGCGAGCCGCACTTATCATCAGCTCAGTCCACAGCGCGCCCTCAGCATTAAACCGTCGAGGCTTCTGCATATACTGAGCTTCGGCGGTGCGCCGGTGCGAGAACAACGATACACGGTGAGATTCGTTATGCTTGAACGGCCAGAGCCATCCATCAGGCAGCCCATGGTCAATGGGTATTGCATGGGTGTTCTCTGGGTATTGCGCAGCGTATGACTGGCTGTTATCGATAATCACCGGCAGGCTCAGGTGATGCCATTTCTCACCACTACCGCCTCGCAGTAGATAGCCGCTCAGGTCGTGGTAGTGGATCCGCTGCATGATGACAATCATTGGCGTCGTCTCGATCGCCAGTCGTGATTTGATTGTCTCGTTAAAGCGGTTATTGACGCCGTCACGGACGATTTCCGAGTAAGCATCATCAGGCTTAACCGGGTCATCAATAATCAGCGCGCCTTGCCAGCCTGGCTCCATATGCCCGGCACGAAAGCCGGTAACCTGCCCCGCAGCTGATGACGCGTATACGCCGCCGCCGTGTTCAGTCCACCACATAGCCTTACTGTCGGCATCGTCACGCAATGCCATAGGCCACATAGACTGGTAAGCCTGCGACTTAATCATGCCGCGGGCCGTCGAGGAGTTCAGCAGCGCCAGATTATGCGAGTAGGACAGATGCATAAAGCGCGCCCGACAGTTGAGCGCCAGTCCTCTCCCCATCATGTTGATGGTTGCCAGTTCGGTCTTCGTATAGCCAGGGGGGACGTTGATAATCAGACGCTGGATCTCACCGTCGATAACGCGATCCAGTGTCTTCTGAATCACTTTGTGGTGAGGCGCAACAATCATCTTGCCGCCGGTACGTTGTTTGAAGAAGTACCGCGCGTAATAGAGCCCGTCTTCCTCGCATTCAACCTTACGGGCAAATGTCTTTTGCTCAGCAGTCGTCATCCTCCATCATCTCCTGCCGTGCGGATTTGTATTCCTCTTTGCTCATGGTGATCGTCTGGATAGCGCCACCATTCGGGCCGGAATGTTCAAACTTATGTTTGTTGGTATAAGCATCCCCGCACTCCTTGGCGGCCTGCTCGATGATCTCAGCGGTGAGCGCGAGGTTTTTCATTCCCTCGGCGCGCGTGGCCATGCGGTCGAGAACTCGAAGGCGGTACGCCTTGTTTGCGATTGGGATGTCAGAGATTTCATTCTGGAATCGTTCGCGGGTGGCGTTGAACATGTCCGCCCATTTTTGGGCCAGCCCCCTGCCGTTTGCCTTCGTCGGGTCGTGGGATTCGACCTGCTGGCGTGTGATACTCAGGCCAAATTCTTTTTTGACCGACTCCACCACCTGAGATGGGGTATCGAAGCAGGCAAGAGACTGAACGATGAAGGCTTTGACCTCACCTTTCAGTGCCGCCATAAATCACCTGCCTGTCATAATCAGTCATAAGTTAAGCCAGTTTCAGCATGCATGTGCCGCATGACCTGGCGATATCAAGATGGGCTACTTCTGCTGGAGCGTTTGCCGCATCAACCATTTCCTGCACATCCTTACTGGCGCCGTAACGCCTGACCACACCAACGAACTCTTCGACATCGTGTCCGCGCAGTGTAAGAACCGGCATCCCGGTCTCTTTGTTGAACTTAGGCGCGCCAAATTCATCAGTCGCCTGGGCAATGTGGTAAAGCTCATGCTCCACCAGTGCGCAGAATTCAAGGTCACTGCACTGTGAGCAGTAGTCGGCTGCCAGCGTGATGATGAATTTCGGTATGCGACCGAACCATTCATGCATTTGCTGTTCCATTCTGGCTTTCTGCCAGCCGCCGGCGCGAAGCATTACCTGTTCGGCCTGACCGAGAACATAGCGACCTTTCTTAGCGAAAGAATCAGACGCCCACATAAAGCAGAGGTCAGCATCAAGAAGATGCCCATGGTCTGGGTTATAGATGCTTCCGGTGTCGATGAGTATTTGCCTGTTAACCCACTCATGCACTTCGTTGGCGGGAATGAGTCGGGTGTATGGCTGCCAGTTTTCGGCGCCGACGAAGTTAACCGGAGGATATGGCCTGCGCTCGTCATCGTTAGCCATAATCACTCCGAAATTTCTTTATGCTTTTCGATTGATGCGAGGGATAAGGCGGTGAGCGCATATTCTTTCTCACTGGCGTTACTTAGCATTTTTAAAATCTGATCTTTGAGTTCGAATATTTCATTTCGAACAGACTCATCCAGGGTTGATAAAGCTCCTAGTAGCACCAGCCTTTGAAGCTCAATCTCTTTATTTATCGCCATGTATTGCTCCGTTCTTTTCCCGGTGGTTCAGCCTTCATTTTCTGGCTAATGCCATACTTCACGATGAATGCAGATACCTTTTCGTAATCAGGCTCTCGCTGTACCATCTGGCAGAATAACGTCAGCGTTTTGAGATAGAGCGGCAGCCACCAGCGACTTTTTACTTCTACTGAAAGCGTGCATATCGGCATAGGTTCCCCCTATTCGATAACCATTAAAAAAGCCACCAGCGGTGGCCTTTGTGATGATTACTCAGTGGTGGTATCAAACAACGCCAGCGCTTCGGTCGCTTCCTGAATCGCCTTGCGGGTTTTCGAGACAATCTCACTTTCCGTGTAAACACGATCGAAAGAGTCTGCAAATAGCTCAGCTTTCAGATTACTGTCGCCAACCCAGTCAATGGCCAGCTTCGCCGCGGCAGTGTCGTAGTTAACTTTCTTGATGATGGTCAGGCGAATTTGTTCTGCAGGTGTAATTTCTGACATGTCTTACCTCTATGCGATGGGGGGGCATTATCGAAGCCACTCTATGGAATGGCCTCTGTAATGCCACTAACCTTTCAGTAATTCAGCCGTGTATTCGATAAGCCAAATTTTTGGGGCCAACCAAATTTTCAACCAGTCTAGAGACACCCAAGCTAGGGGGCAGAATGTCGCGATATAGGCTAGCGTGATAAACATAATTTCAGGGTGTTCAACCCATCCATCGCCCTGCCATTCTCTTCGCAGGTATTTGAATCCCTTCCATGCGGCAAATTGAGCCGCAAAAAAAAGCAATACGCCAAGCACGGAGAGAATGAGTGATACTGCAAAATTCCAGACCAGCAACTGATGCACCACATCTGGGATCTGCGCCTGGCTAAATGACATTGCCGCATCAACTCCTTTCACTGCTCTTTGCATCAACTCGACAAGAATCTTGTTGGCCTGCTCGTTCATTTCTTCTCCTGCTGGCAGTTGGCCTGCACCGATTTGTTGTGCGCCAGAATGTCGCGCTTGGTCTGCTTATCCAGTACATCGATATCGTGGTCGGTCAGGTAGATGATTCGTACCCAGTTGCAGGCGGTATCGATGACTTCAGGTTTTACGGGTGAATTGTTCGCGCAGCTCCCGATCAACATCGTCATCAGGCATATGGCTAACAGTCTGCTGTACATTGCTGGCCTCTTGGGTAACTTTCGCTTTCCGTTCTGCGGCTGCGACGCTGGCGGCGGCGTTTTCTTCAGTACGCTTTTTATCAGACTCGGTTTTGGCGGTTTCACGTCCTCGCATCCGACCAAATCCAAACGCGCCAAGCACCAGGATTGCAGTTGTGGCAATAAACGCCAGGATGGCTTTGAGTTTTGTCATAGCTTTACGCGCTCTTTCACCCAGCCATATACAAATGACTCGTTTGCCGGCCGACCTTCTGCCAGTTCGAGGTAACGCTGGCCCTGACTGCAATTCAGTGCGCGAAGCATTACTTCTTCACCATCTTCCCCTCTCGCTGCCAGATATGACTTCAGGGCGCTTATGCTACGCGGTCCAATTTGTCCATCTGCAACCAAGTCAGGGTAGAGCTTTTGCTGATTGTTGAAGGCATTCAACCAACGCTGTAACCATTTCACAGGGACTGATGGCCCCATGTTTACGCCGGTATCACAAAGTTCTGCAGCGATTGCTGAAGAAACCGATGCAACTTGGTCAAATCGTGGACCGTACCAGTAATCCGCTTCAAGGATGCTTAGCGCTTGTTCGCGGGTGAGATTACGCATATCTCCGGTATAGCCATGAGCCCGGGCTGTGGCCTGGGTAATTCCCCAGTTCGTCGGTCCACCCTTGTCGTTTGGGTGATCGACATATCCGCCCTCTTTACCAAGAATGGCATCGAAAATATTGTCTTTAGTCACTGACTCACCTTCACCACTTTTGCAAGGTTCCCGTCCGCGCGCCAGACTGCGATGCAGACACCAATATTCAGGAATAACTCACCGGGATCGACCTGCAAGTACTTCCCGAAAAGAATGCTGAAGGCTATGTAGCCAGCAGACAGAATTATCAGGTAAGCCATGACCGCGACGGCCGGGCGATGACGTCTTCCTGATTTACTGAAGAACATCAACCTCACTACGATGAGCACGCAAACAATGGCGTTCACATCCAGAAAGATGGTTTGCCATGTCATTTGTCTTCCTCCTCCAGCCCTGGCATCTTCACGCTTTTTGACTTTGCGAGAATACGCAGCAGAACTGCCACGGAAATGGAAGCAGCCACCAGCGCGCCGATATTAGGTGATACTTCTATCACTACCGGCGGCTGCAAAAAGCTGAGAGCTGCGTTGATCAAACCGGCCAGGATTTTCGCCATCGATGTCGAGAAGAAAACGCCGCCCATGAATGAAATCACAGCAAACAGGAACTGCTTCCAAAGTTGATGAGGTTCTGAGGTCAGCACATACATTGCTGCCCCGGCGAGTGCGCATAACATTACGCCGGGCGTCGCCTCCGGGAACATAGAGGCGAACGTCACACCGACGGTTGCGGATGCAACTCCGCCTGCAATGGTTAATGGCTCAGACATAGTTATTCCGTGTGTAGAGGCATGCCACCAGATAAATTCTGATGGTCAAAATAGAAAAGCCCGCGGGAAGCGGGCAAGGATAGCGAGCAATTAAACGGCTCTCTGACCGTAATGATCCCCGGGTAGCGGGATTTGATTGCGCCGGGTATAGCGCCGGGTTTACTTCAGACGAAAAAAAACCCCGGAGTTTAACCGAGGCTTTTAGTGATTCATTAAACGTTGAGCAGAATTTCCCATCGTTGGCGTGAGATTAGTCCTTTTTATTCAAACATGCAAGACTTTGCGCCTAAATTATGAAAAACACCCAACAAAATGATTTTATCGTGTTACGGTTTTTAATTCTGCATCGGCTTGTGATTCTTCAGCATGACAGCGAGTCACCAGCAGTTCATAGAGCGGTTTAAAATTGCGGGACCATGTCGGTTGGCTTATTTCCATCACATATGAACACAGCGCCTTACGCACGTTTTCTGCCGGGATGCGCGCATAGCCGCGGCCAGAACATTTCCCGCACTCCTTCATTACCGGGACGCCCTGCTGTTGGCTTTCTTTCTGATCAACCACTTTCCCCTTTCCATGACAACGGCATGCGTTACTGATAACCCCCTTTCCGTTACAGACCGAGCACAACACGCGCACCCCTTCACGTACTGATTTCCACTCCTCCCAGTAGGACGGGAAAACACCTTTGGTAATGGCCGCCCATTTTGGTGGTTTTCCATCCGGGTAATGAATCTTGGTTGTGAAGACCTCAGCATCAATGAAACCAGCACCATTACAGCAAGTACACTGCCGCACGCTGGCGGCGCTTCTGGCATAATCCAGGTATGCAAAAGCACACATGATTTCGAGCACCCGGCGGCGAGTATCCTCATTGAGTTGGGTGACTGCTTTGAACTCTTTGGATATTTCAATGGAAGCATTGAAAAGAGCCTCAATAGCGGGTTCCGGGCTGCTGATGCCAATCTTTGCCAGGTAAAGATCGAAACCAAAGCCACATTTAGCTTTAACCAGCCCAAGGGCGGCCATCACATCCGTTCCTGTTAGTGAGTCAGATGCGGTCGCGCGCGGGGAATCGCTGAACATTGGTGATTTTGGCGCAAAGTATTTAGCGATGGATTCAAGGTTCATGCGGTTTCTCCCAGAGACTGATAAATGCGGACAAAGTTTTTCAAAATTCGATAATCGGTCATTACAGTTCCGCGGTGCCGGCAGAGGCGGAGCTTTTGCCAGCGTTCGCGGATACGTTCGATAACGTCACGGCTCATGCGGCCTCCGCCATAAGCTGGTCATACGTCAAGTAAAGGCCCCAGCAGCTAAACAGCACATGCGCCTTAACAACGGCTATTTCCTCGTTGTTCCACCGGCAGAACCATCTGATTGCACCCATAACCTCGCTTTCTATCTGATGTGGCCCGTTCATGTGGATGGGATAGACCACGTCATCAAAAACAGCTGCAGTGGACATTGGATATTGAATTTTGCTCATGCGGCCTCCCGTTGTTTTATTAGCGCACGGCGTAGCGCGCTGTAATGGCGCCTGATGCCTTCCAGTTCTTCGATGGTGTATCGGTGAGGGGTATTGTTGTTTTCAAGCGCCTCGGCGCGTTCAGCGCCAATTTTCTCTACCAGGCCAATGCGGTACTGCTGCTGATTACCGGACAACTGCACGTTGCAGTGATGACACTGCTTGTGAATGTTGTCCTCGTTGTAGCGCAGGTGCGATGCTTTACCACGGGAGCGATAATGGCCGGCTTCCCACTGAACAGTGTCGAAAGTGCCGCAACTGATGCAAGGCAAGTCGTGGTCTCGTTCGCGGATGTAGTCGTTAACGACACGCTGGGTCATATCCTCCCAGTGTCTGAGAGGTTTCACCGCAGCTTTGCGCTTGCGCCAGTCGGCGCGCTCCTTCTTCTCTTTCGCCTTGGCCTGCTTTTCGCGCTTCTTCTCCAGTTCCTGCATGGCAAATTCAGCGCCATGCTCAGGAGAGCACCAGCGGTGGTTTTCGAATGCTGGAGTGAATTTCGCCCGGCAGATTTTGCAGCGTCGTTGGGGTCTCTTTGCCATATTCACCCCCACATCCGGTTGCGCCAACGGGAATCAGGACGCGGTGGATTCTTGTCTTCCACCAGCTCAGCACTGACGGTCCATGTCGTAAAATCTTGGTTTAAACTACGTTCGACCTTAACCCCGCGCTTGCGGTACTTATCCATCAGTTCATCGGCCTGCTGGGTCGTGCAGTCGTGATGGTGAAACCATGAATATTTCATCGCCTCACCCCGCAAAGCTGAGCAATTGAGACGCTGCAATTTCAGCAGCGTCACGACTGGCGAATTTTTGGGACAGAATCCACCGCCAGAGCACATCTAATGAGGCCTGGTAAAGCTGGCGGAATTCTGTTTCGTCCATACTGGCGAAAGAAATGCTACGGGGATGCTTTTTCAGAGTGCCATCCGGCAGCTGCAGTGCGTCGTAATGGCCTGCTTCGACGATTACCCACGAGCGATAGGCGTCAAATGATTTGCAGATGCTGATGCTTCCTGCTCGTTTTTCTGCGACGCGGTCAAGATACTGCTCGGCGATATCCTGGAATACCGATTCATTGCCTCCATGGGATGCAAGGAATTTGGAATAACCGAGAATCAGCCTGCGCTCGTTCGAAGAGATTGCGCCGCCGGTAGGCTCCCAGTATTCAAAGCCCAGATTGAGTAATGCGAAATATCGGCGGTGAAACGCCGGATTGCGGACAAGCTTATATTCGGCCTCCAGGACGGCACCGAGCTTGCATTTTGATTGCAGAAAATCGCTGGTCTCCGGCGTTGCGGGGATCAGGATGCCTTGAGAATGTTTTATTAAATGCAATTGCGCCATGGGTTTCACTCCGTGGCGCTGAGATGCTCCGATGCCGTTGTTCAGGCGGCTAAGAAATTATTGCAGCTTACTTTTAGTTTCGTCAACACTTCCTGCTTCTTTGGAAATTTCCTTAAACTCTTCAATCGTTAGTAAAAATTGCCCACTTTTTACTTTTTCAAAGCTGGTGATTTTCCCACGTTCGCTAGAAATTAAGAACTTACCACCTCGTCTAATTATATCTACCACCTCAGCGATATCTAATTCCACATTACCCCCTGAGCGACATACAGACGCCAAAATGTCTGGCAGTGGCATCAAAGGGTATGCTCGCTACCAACAAAAAATTTAATAAAACCAGTCGTCCGCGCTTTCCCACGTCTCTTGCAGGATTTGCTCTACACGTTTTTTATCGCCGTCAGCGCCGCCCAAAACGCTCAGCCCATCATTGCTTGTACGTCGAATAGTTAGCTTGCAGTCGTCATAGGACTGGGATAAGCGGCGCAGCAGCTCTTTCTCTAAAGCAGGAACGGCGCCATCAGGGAGTTTTTTATGCTTATCAATCGTGACTTCTACTTTCATGGTTAGCACCTCACTCAGATACTGTATAAATAAACAGTATACCGAGAGAGTAAAATGGTCAAGAGGTTAAAAGCTCTTTTTGCTAACTCCATGCTCATGTTTAGATTGATGTTTTTTCATATTAAAAACCCGCCGAAGCGGGTTTTATCATGCTGCAATGTCTTTTTTCAGGCACATCTCCGGCAAGTTTGCCCTCACTAATGCCTCGGCGAACGGCGGCGGCACCGCATTACCGCATCGCGCGACCTGCTTATCCTTCGCATGCTTAACGCCGCGGTAATCCTGATCGATGATGTACCATTCCGGGAAGCCCTGCGCGCGGTACAGCTCATGTGGCTGAAGCATACGCATGCCGATATCAACGATGCGGTAAGTTACCCCGGCGATTTCCACCAGCCCGGTGCTATCGGCTCCGCAATAGTCTTTCAGGAACGCAAGCACCTGTTGCGCGCGCTGCTCGTCGTAATGTTCAACAGCGAGAGTAGTTTCAACTTCCCCGACGTGCTGGCCACCAGCGGTAATAGTCGGCATCGGAGCATCAGTCCGTTGTCCGTCACGGCAGGTACCGCGCAATTTTACCAGGTGAGAAGCAACAACGGCGTGGTGATTGCCAGTCGTAACCGTATGCGCAGGAGATTCCACGAAACCGCCAGGATGCCCGGTATTGTTCACCATAAGATGCGCCGCAACTACCGCATGATGGTCAACTGTCGTCACTGCATGTGTCGGTTCATCCAACCCAACACCGGGCCCGGAGTAATTTCCGCCGTAGTGCTTCGCCAGGAACGCGCTCACCGTCGCGAATTTGTTTCCGCCGGCGGTAACAGTACCCAGCGGCTTGTCCAGTTGCAGCACGCGCGGCTCCTGACCGGGGCGCTCGCCATATCCCATCTGAATCAGCGTCGGCGTCACCAACTGCGATTTTCCGCCACCGCCAGCCGTGATAGTCGCGCTCGGCACGTCCGCCCGGTGGCCGATGCTGGCGCCAAAGTGCCGGGCAATAACCGGAGCGACGACGCAGGCACGGGATTCTTTCAGGATGGTGTGAGCGGGTTTATCGAGCGGACGTGGTTTGGCCTGGTACTCGCTGCCGCCGTTTCCAGCCATGAACGGCGTGATCGCGGCTTCAACTACCCCTAACGCATGACCATTCCCGCCCGGGCGCCTGGACGTGCCGGCCGTCACCGTTGGTACCGGATCGGTGACTGGCTGCCCGGTTGCGCCGGTGCGGAATTTTGTCAGATGCGGTACCGCGACTGCGTAGCCGTGGGTTTTCGTAATTGTCTGTAGCGGATCCGTCAGCGGCTGCCCCCGGAAGCAGTCGTATTTGCCTTTGGTTGTCGTGTGGTTGCACTTAACGATAAACGGCGACGCACTGTCGATAACGAAGCGCTGGATGCCGCGGGCAATACGTTTCAGGGTGTTCACCGCCAGCGGCTTTTTGCGATCAAATATCGACGGTGCCGGGATAGACCAGTCGATGCATTCCGCAGCGGTGCGCCACGGCGCCAGCTTGCCCGCCAGCACGGCGGCAGACTTGGGATCCCCGTGGGTTGCTTCCGGCCAGACTATTGGTTGCCCGTCCCGGCGCATCACCATGAAGAAGCGCTTGCGGATTGTCGGCGCACCATAGTCGCAGGCACGCATCTCGCGGAAATCGACGTCATAGCCCAGCCCGGAAACCAATTGCTGTGCCTGCTCACTTTCCGGTGAGAGCTCCAGAAATTCGCAGCATTCCACCAGCGCAGGATGACCAGCAGGGATTCCGGTGGTCAGCATGCCGACAAACGACTGGAATGTTTCGCCCACGCGCTCTGGGTCCGGGCGCATCTCTGCCGCCAGCAATGGACCCCACGTTTTAAACTCTTCGACGTTCTCCAGCATCATCACCCGTGGGCTAACGTCTAACGCCCAGCGTATGACGATCCACGCCAGCCCCCGGATCGCTTTCTCTACCGGCTTCGCCCCTTTCGCCTTCGAGAAGTGGCGGCAGTCAGGGCTAAACCATGCCAACCCTACCGGGCGACCGGCAGTCGCGACTTTTGGCCGGATAGAATATACCGACTCGCAGTAATGCAACGTTCCCGGGTGATTGGTGGTATGCATCGCTACGGCGTTGGGATCGTGGTTAATCGCAATATCCACGCTGTGGCCTGTCGCCAGCTCAATGCCCGTACTCGCCCCGCCGCCACCAGCAAAGTTATCAACGATGATTTCGCTATTTCTCATCACCCGTATTTCTCCATGGCGCTGGCCAGCGAACGAGCTGCGGCGATAATTGACGGTACCGGCATTTTTTCAAGCCACATGCGGTTGATATGGTGCTGCAGGCGACGCTGGTGCTGCGCCGGCAGTTCACCGACACATTCTACTTCTGACAGGATCATCGCCACTTCAGCTGGCCATACAGTTTCGGGCACCTCCACCAGTAGCAGGTTTTCCAGTTCCCGAATGCGTTTGCAGGCATACCGCAGCGATGGATCCATTTCCTTGTTCATGCCTGAGCCCCTTCTAACGCCATTGCTATCTCTTCGAAAAAGCCATCTCGGGTATGGCTGGTCATAGCTGGTAAAAATACGGCCATCAGCCTGGTTGTGTTGCAGTTCTCATCGTCTGCGAACAGAGCGATTTTTTTATCCAAGCGCACCTTCGCTTCCTGCAACTGCTCGTTTTTCTTGTTAGTGCGCTGGATATAGTCGGCAATGATTTCTATAGCCTTGTTTGTGTATTTTTCGACGTGTTCAGTCATGTGAACCACCTATCGCCTCAATCGTTTCCAACAACAGCCGGCGTCGCGTGTTCTCAGCAAAATGACGACGCCCGGTTTCTTTGTGGTAAAACTCGTTCTTGCTGACTACCCACATCCTTTCCATTGCATGCAGCTTTTTCCGTTTCGGACCGTCTCTGGTTATTACGATCCCGGTATGAGTTTTCACAATTGTCATATGCTCTCCCGGTACGACTGGCATGGCCTACTGGCATAAATGGCTTCCTGAACATCCAGGACCCGTTGGAATACCGGACTCCCCAGCAGGCTGTAATTCATCCCAACAGCTGCTTTCGGCACCAGACCAAATCGTTTCATATCAAAATCGATGACGGCGCGCTGATCGCGGAATAAACCTGAGCGGCCATGCCGAACTACTTCGCCAGTGGCTTCCGCCTCGCGGAAATACTTCAGGACGGTATCGCGGCTTAACCCCAGTTTTTTCATTGCATCGCTGGTCGTCAGGCGTCCCTGATGTTTCGTGATACGAATCACTGCGCGGACATACTCCCGGCGCTCAACAGCTGAAAATGCTCTAGCCATACATCCCTCACTTAACAACGCGTAGATGGCGTACATTTTTGCGATAACTATCCCAGTCAAAATTCACCCACATACCGCCGTCCATCTGCAGTCGGTCAATGATCCGCGCGCCAAGGGTCTCCGTCAGAGATTCATAATTCAGGTTGGTCAGGATGCCGACCGGACGCATGGATGACAGGCGACGATCGATAACCTGGTTCAGAATGACCTTCTCTCCGCTGCTGCCACGCTGAATCCCTACTTCGTCCAGGATGAGCAAATCTACCCGGCAAAGGTCATCCAGTAGCGATGCTTCTGACTGTCCGTCGTCATAGCACTCACGGACACGTAACATCAGGTCAGGAATAGTCACCACCAACACGGAGTGCCCACCAGTCAGCAGGTGATTGCCGATTGCCGCCGCTAGATGGTTTTTCCCGGTACCAGGAGCTCCGCTAAATACAAAGCTTGCGAAACCGGAGCCGAAGTTTTGTGCGTAGCTTTTTGCCATCGTCAGCGCCCGGCGCTGCCCATCTCCTGTGACCTGGTAATTTGCAAAGGTGCAGCTGCGGTGCAGATCCTGTATCCCTGCACGACCGAAAATTTTCTCTGAACGTGCACGCTGGTTCTGCTTTTCCAGCTCCTCGCAGCGTTTTCGACCTTCCTCTGCCTGCCATGTGCGCCACTCGTCAACGCTGGCGAACTTCGGCTCAACACCTGGAGGGATAAGCTTCTTCAGTCGTTCCAACGCACTTCCGGTACCAATCATATTTTTCATCTCTACCCCCTGAACCCACTGGGAATTAACTTACTGGGCTGGGACACCGCATTCGGATCCCGATTTCCGCCAGCCGTGGTTGTGGTCCATGGTTCCTCGTAGTGCTTGGATGGACCGAAGAATGTGGATGCCTGTTTCACGAACTCGGTATTGAGTTTTCCGGCAGATGTCACGTATGCAGCGTATCGACGGACACCATCGGTAAGCTCCTGCGCTGTTGCACCTGATTTAATTCGGGCGGTCCAGGCTTTGAACGCGTCAGCCTTGCTGTTGCCTCCGGCTCGTTTTGGGTATTCCTTCCAGGCCAGTTCAAATTCCTCCGAATAACTGCTTTTCGGCTTTTCAGCTGGAGCATCATCAGAAGGCTCAACATCTGGGGGTGTGGCGAAGCCATGCCCCGAAATATCTTTATCTTGTTCCTGTTCTTGATCCTGATCCTGATCTTGGCTTCGTAGCCCCTTCGAAGCCCCTTCCGAAAACTGGCGCATTTCACGTTTTATATTCAGATGAAAATCATCTTTGTAACGCTCGTAAAACGCAGAAAGAAAACGATTTTCAGTAAGTGACGCATATTCACTCCTGACCCCTGCGCAGCGGTTATCACCTGGCTTTAATGCTTTACCAACCTGATAAGCGGCCATCTCATGCACCCAGACCATCTCTGTACCCTCGTCATAGCTACAAAACCCCGCTTCAATGGACCTCGTAAGCCCCTTCAAAGCCCCTTCGAAGCCCAAGCCTGTTTCATGGGCGATATAAAGAATTGGGAGGTAATACAACCCGAGCATGTTTGCGTGTGGCGAGGTCATCAGATAGAACGAGACCACCTGCGCTTCAGCGCCTTTTTTCCGCAGTTCGCGACCCGTTTTTCCGAGCCAGAATTGTGGTGCGACTGTTGCATAGTCACGCATAGATACCCCTGAACTTAAGACGTTGGTTTATCCGTCCCTTCAGCGTGCCTGAAGACAATGTCGACACACTGAAAGACGCATTTCTGGCAGATCGATACGCCGGGGCCGGCAATGAGAACGCCTGCGACCTCAATGTTGCTCGCTCTGCAGAATGAGCATTTATGGGTCGGATGAGCGTTTACCTCTGGCTTTGTTCCTGACATACTTACCTCGCAATTACCTCTTCGTTTTTGCACCTGAAAGCCGTTGGTGTTGCTGCACCGCGGCTTTCGCCTTTAGAACAACCCAACCTGGTTATTCCCCTTACGGATTGATTTCTTTGCTTCTCGCTTTTCTGCAGCGCTGGTTTGCTTCTCAGCCCACAACCTGGCGTGGCGCATAACATCATCAAAAATGCCTCCCTTACGACTGGCCTGTGACATGCGCTTGTACATATCTACAGCCTGAAATGCCCCCCCCTGAGCCACTGACTGGGTATATCCCTGCCGGATAAGCTCTTCGCGGACGTTTTTCTCAATAAATTCGATATGGTTCACGTAAACCTCCAGCTACAACGTGCCGAGCATTGAGGTGACGATTGCCATTAGTGGCCCCGTCAGCTCTGGGTCAACCCGGAACATCTCGAATATTCCCTCGCTCAGTTCTTTCAGCTTTTGATGGCGTGGAGCTCCCATAGCAACAGCAACCTTCGCTTCACTGGTCTCTTTCTCCAGTCGTGCCAGGCGGGACATGAAATTGTCCTCAGGCAACAGGCGGTGGCGGTATTCCAGCGGGAGGACGGCCATGATGGCTGGCGTCAGAAGACGCACATTCGCCCGATACTTTTCAGAATCGACCTCGTTATCCAGGTAACGGAAAAGCTTCTGGCGGGCGCGGCTGATGTCCGCGGGAAATTCAATGTCTTCCCCGCCCTGCTGGCGCCACTCATCGATGATGTGTGCGGAAACAACATCCTGACCTTCAGCTGCAGCCCACGCGCGAACGGCAGAACGAATGCCGTCGTGGTCTGCCACTTTCGCCTGATTTCGCTTTATCAGAGCGCCGGGGTTGAATCCGGTATTTTGTTGAAAGGAAAGTGTTTGCATGACTACTCCCTATTCACTACTGAATGGTCATGCTGAGTTTCTGGGCGTATAAATTCTGGCCAGATGCTCCGCCAGTCATCAGGGAAACAATCAGCTCTAGTAACGGCGCCATCCGTCAACTGCTCAATCTGTATGGCTCGCGACGGTGAGATAGCAGCAATTCCTGATGCCATTTGGGAAAGGTACGAAGTTGATATTTCGAGTTTAGTGGCCAAAGCTTTGGCGCTTCCTCGTTTCATATTTAGATAATCTTTAAGCTGCATAAGTGCTCCTCCATGTGGTTTGAGTGAGTTTATAAAATACTAAACCAAAACGTCAAGTATTTGCTTGTTTATAAATTACTAATCAAAATGCTTTGTATGACTACACAGGAAATTAGGCGCAGCCGACTTAAGGAATGGTTTTCTAATAAGTCGCTACCAGAGAAAGAGAAGAGCTATTTATCTCAATTGATAAATGGCCGTAGTTCTTTTGGTGAAAGGGCTGCAAGAAGGCTAGAGAAAGATTACGGGATGCCATCAGGCTTCCTGGACTCAGATACGTCTGACTCCAAAAGCACTTCCCCGGAGCTCGTCCTGAGTGAAGAAGAAATGAAGCTCATCACTTTTTTTCGCGGATTCCCTGATTCTGCAAAAAGAGAAGCGTTGATTGAATTTGAATCTAAGTTCAATAAATATAACGAACTTTTCAAGGAGTTGCTCGCTTCACGTAGTTAAACAAAACTGTTGCCTTCTCTAAAGCCCGCCCTGGACGGGCTTTCCCTCCCTCTCTGTTCACACCAGATTTCGGCCCCGCAATCTCAAGGCTGAATTTTTTACGTATAAATGTTTACTTTTTACTTTACAGATTAGTTTAGTAATGATTAAACTCTACACATCAACAACGCGCTGCGTTGCTCCGATAAATGTTCCGCTGGCCGGCGACAAGGCAACGAGGGTTCAGATGAGTAAAAACGGTTGGCGCTCACTCATCATCTGTTTGAGCGTCGGGATTATCTTCTGGTTAGTAATCATCAAATTGGTGGTCACATATGGCTGATTCAGTACCAAAAAGCGGTCGAGCGATCAAAATGCGTAATCAGCGTACCGGCGCAGCCTGGCTGGTTTCATTTGATTATCGTAATGGCCTTTACTGGCACGAACCGCAGGGAAACTTACGCAATATTCGCCGTCCTTACGCTTCACGAAGCGTAGAAGAAAACCTTGTACCTGCGGGGACTCACTGATGGGGAGTTTTTACGCTTTGGTTCTCACTGTCGGCATGCTGACTGGCGGAAATCAGGACGTTCTTCTCGGTGTATATGACAGCGAGTCGGATTGTAAGAAAGCAGCTGTTGAGCAGGGAGTTGAAGAAAACTGTTACCCGCTAAAGGGAGTATTAGCAGAAAACCCAGCCGCATTTACGGCGCAGATGTAGGGAGAGTTATGCAGAAGAAATGCGCTTATTGCCGCAAGCCGATTGAGGAGGGAAAGGAAGTAAAAATGACCATCCTCATCATTCACGGTTCGCAGCTGGCGCCACGGGAAAGAACCTATTGCTCGACGAAGTGCGGTCAATACGACCAGATGGCCAACGAGGCCTAACGTAAAACCCGCCGAAGCGGGCTGTACGTCCGGTGACACCGACCAAAGTTCCACCGGAAATTACCAAAAACCAATGAACACCCTGAATGGGCGCTATCAATGGCCCGAGGGATTCTACATCCAAAATTGAGGCTATCACATGGAATATTTTTATCTGATAAAAGCGACTCAAAAATCGGGTAAAGCCGATGCTGTAATCTGGCGTTCTGCAAAAACCGAATCCCGCGCGCTGCTGCAGCTGGACGTCGACCTGGAAGATGCTGAGATCGAAACAGGCCGCGGCAAAGACTATCAAAAGCCAATCCGTACCGATTTCCCGGTATTTAACGATCTTCCGGCTGAAGGTGTTCTCGATTACTCCTGGTGCGAACGCTACCAGCTCGCCGACGATGGTCGCACCTGGGCACTGAAGCCAGGACAAGAGCCTGCTGACGTTCATCACACCGATGATGCTGAAGTATCCTCTGAGCCTGTCACTGGCGAGTTGGTTGATGACAATAGTGCTGACGATGCTGGTGATGTCGATACCGTGGAGTCGTTCGGCAATGCTGAATACGAAAACGATAAAAACGCCCTGTTCAATATTGCTGAGCAGCCGTTCCGCATTAAGCTGCTGGCGCAGTACATGGCGAATGATAACCACGTCTATCAAATCAGTATTCCACACCGTAAAGAGCTCGCAGTTCTGGAAATGGATACCGATAACTCCGCAGTGCAGGATCTGATTCTCGCCGCTGAGAACGTCCAGGGGCTGAAGGATGCAGACATGCCTACCCTGTGGAAGTTTACCAGCGCCAACAAAGCTGTATTTCCTGAAGGAAAGCGCCACGAACTGGGCAAACGTATCCAGTTTGCGAAACTGTGGTTTGAAACTCCGCACATTGACCGCGGCATACTCGTTCGCGAATGGTCTGCCGGCAATTATATTTCTGCTGTTCAGAAAACGGATACCGGCACCAATGCAGGCGGCAGCAATAAAACCGATCGCAATCCTGACTATACCCATACGCTTGATACGCTTGATGTTGAGATTGCGCTGGCCACAATGCCGATGGATTTCGATATCTACAATTTCCCGGCATCCATTCATCGCCGTGCTAAAGAAATCGTCCAGAAAAAAGAAAGCCCGTTCAAAGAATGGTCTGCAGCGCTGCGTAAAACCGCAGGCATCCTGGACTATTCGCGCGCTGCAATTTTTGCCCTTATTCGTGGCGCCACCAGCGATATTCACCATTTCCCGGTAAGCCTGCAGACCTATATCAATGCGAACCTGACAGAGCATAAGCATGACGCGCCTTCTGCTGAAACGCTTGAAAAAGCCGGGCATGTCTCCTCTGCATCTGTTGTGCTGAACGCTGTTAATCAAGCTAAAAATGGCGATGAAAACAAACCGGAGCTGGAAAACCTCGAAACTGCATATCGGGTTGTTGGCTCGCAACTGGTGGAAGAAGCCCAAAAAAAAGAACGGTCGGCCGTGGATAAGATTCTCGCAGCTGAGCGCGGTGAATATATCGAAGGTGTAAGCGATCCGGATGCACCGAACTGGGTAACGGAAGACCTGACTAAACCCAAACAGCCTGAAGTTTCAAACATGGGCAATGGTGTTTTTTCGATTGATGGTCTGATGGATAACCAGCCAGCATCAGCATCAGCACTTTCTATCGTGGACCAGGCGCGTCAGCGCGCTGCAGAAGAAAAATTACATCCAGCTAATTCCGGGGAAACCACCAGCGATGTGCAGATGGAAACGGCTCAGCCAGTCGAAGACGAAAATGATAATGCGGTATCAGCAAGCGAAGGCACTGATGCAACTGCTCCGCAAGCAGATGCCGTGAACATGCGAGACATTCTTGCTGAGCGCTGCCCTGACCTTACCGCGGCAGTATTGAAGGACCAGCAATCAGCAACTGCAGAAGAAGAGCATGAGCCAGAGCCGGAACCAACAAAATGGCCTGAATTCTTCGAGCCTGGTCGATATGAAGGTGTTCCGAACGAGGTTTACCACGCCGCCAACGGCATCAGCTCAACCCAGGTGAAGGATGCGCGTGTATCGCTGATGTATTTCAATGCGCGCCACGTTGAGAAAACCATCGTCAAAGAGCGCTCCGCGGTGCTGGACATGGGCAACTTAGTACATGCGCTGGCGTTGCAGCCTGAACAGCTGGATGCAGAATTCAGCGTTGAACCGGTTATCCCGGAAGACGCATTCACCACCACGGCGACACTGCGCACCTTTATCGATGAGTACAACGCCAGCCTGCCGGCGCTGCTGTCTGCCGACGACATCAAGGTGTTACTGGAAGAGTACAACGCCACCCTGCCCGCTCAGGTGCCGCTGGGCGGTAGCCTGGAAGAAACAGCGCAGAACTATATGACGCTGCCAGCTAACTTCCAGCGTATCGATGCAGACCAGAAGCAGACGGCAACGGCAATGAAGGCATGCATCAAAGAGTACAACGCCACCCTGCCGTCGCAGGTGAAAACCAGCGGTAGCCGCGACGCGCTTCTTGAACAACTGGCGATTATCAATCCTGACCAGGTCGCGCAGGAAGCACAGAAGCCACAACCGCTGAAAGTCTCTGGTACGAAGGCCGATCTGATTCAGGCCGTGAAGACAGTCAAACCAGATGCCGTGTTTGCCGACGAGCTGCTGGATGCCTGGCGCAATAACCCGGAGGGGAAAGTGCTGGTCACCCGCCAGCAGCTGAGCACCGCTCTGAATATTCAAAAAGCTCTTCTGGCTCACCCGACCGCCAGCATGCTGCTGACCCACCCGAGCCGCGCCGTCGAGGTGAGTTACTTCGGCTTTGACGAGGAGACGGGCCTGGAAGTTCGTGTGCGCCCGGACCTCGAGATCGACCTGGACGGTGTGCGTATCGGCGCAGACCTGAAAACTATCAGCATGTGGAATGTAAAGCAGGAAAGCCTGCGCGCCAGACTGCACCGGGAAATCATTGACCGCGACTATCACCTGAGCGCGGCCATGTACTGCGAAACCGCGGCGCTGGACCAGTTCTTCTGGATTTTCGTCAACAAAGACGAGAACTACCACTGGATCGCCATCATCGAGGCATCCGCAGATCTGCTGGAACTGGGCATGCTCGAGTACCGCAAAATGATGCGCGCTATTGCTACCGGCTTCGACACTGGGGAATGGCCAGCTCCAATCATCGATGATTACACCGACGAACTTAACGATTTCGACCTGCGCCGCCTCGAAGCGCTGCGTACTCAGGCATAAGGGGGACATATGCAAAATACCAACGTTACCGTTGCTGATCAGAACACCGTTATCAATTCCAACGTGGCACTGTTCGATTCTCAATACCTGAACGCCATAAGCACTTTTGCGCAGATTATGGCGCAGGGCACCGCGACAGTGCCTAAGCATCTTCAGGGCAATCAGGCCGATTGTATGGCCGTAGCGATGCAGGCAGCGCAATGGCAGATGAATCCCTTTGCTGTAGCACAGAAGACGCACCTAATTAATGGTGTGCTCGGGTACGAAGCGCAGCTGGTCAATGCCGTCATTTCGCGGAGCGGCGTACTTGCCAGCCGCTTTGAATATGAGTGGTACGGGCCATGGGAAAAAGTTGTTGGAAAATTCCATATCCGTAAAGGCGAAAAAGGTGAGTACCGCGTCCCGGGCTGGACAATGGCTGACGAAGCAGGAATCGGCATCATTATCAGCGCAACCCTGAAAGGTGAAGAGCAGCCGAGAGAACTTGATTTGTTGCTGGCTCAGGCACGCACCCGTAACTCCACGCTCTGGGCTGACGACCCGCGTCAGCAGCTTGCATATCTCGCAGTGAAGCGTTGGGCCCGTCTGTTCTGCCCGGATGTGATTTTGGGCGTTTACACACCGGATGAACTTGATGATCGCCGTGAAGAGCGGGAGGTGAACCCAGCCGCAGCACAGCACATCAGTTTGACTGACATCGCCAGCGAGAACACAGCAACTACGCAAAGCGCAGAGGAACCAGCTGCCAAAATCGAAAATCTGGCCGACGAGTTCCGCAACCGCATCGAAGAAGCTCAGGACGTGGATAGTGCCAAAGCAGTGCGCGCAGACATCGAAACCGCTAAAGCGACGCTTGGATCCGCCCTGTTCACTGAGCTGAAAAACAAAGCCGTGAAGCGTTACTACCTAGTGGATGCACGCAACAAGGTGGAAGCGGCGATCAACTCCCTGCCCCAGCCCGACGAGCCGAATGCCGCTGACCGATTCGCGGAAGCCGAGCGCGTGCTGGCATCTTCAAAACGTCACCTGGGCGACGAGCTGCACGATCAGTTCAGCATCACCCTGGCGGATATGAAACCGGAATACCTGGGCTAAGGGAGGCGGGAGGGTTAGCCCTCCCGGTAACGATATGAGCAAATCACTTAACGCACGATGCATACGCCGCTGGAAAGTTGAATTCAAAGGGCGCTGCGATTCGAAAGTGAATCCGTACTGGCGCAAGCGTGACCTGCGCGGATACATCCGCGAAGCTGCGCTTACCACCGCTTACAGCATGGTCGAGAGCATGGCTGAACGTAACGCCAAGGTTGACTATGACGGCGCGCCGAATAGCTGGAGCTATGAGTTTTCTCTCTGGTATCGCTTACGCCGGGAAAAATATATCAAAGAAGCGCGCGACTACCTGAATGAAGAAGCCACCAACGGCGAGATCGACGAAGAAATCGAGAACGAACTGGAGGCCTGGAATGACTGAGCGCGGAATGATTTTTACCGGGGAAATGGTGCGGGCGCTGCTGAGCGGCCGGAAAACTCAGACGCGACGGATTATGAAACCTCAACCAGAACCATGTCCACGTGGAGGTCACTGGTGGCCAAGCAATGTGTTCAAAACAATGCTTCATATCGAAGAAGAAATGCAGAACGGTAAAGGTGGCTGGGGTGGGCTTGTTGGCGATGCATGCCCGTTCGGAGACGTCGGCGATCGCATCTGGGTGCGAGAAACTTGGGGAGCAGTCAGCCACGAACTGGATGAGGATGGTCGAATCCAACCATGGACGCCAGACCGGCCGGCTACGGTTATTCACGAAATGCCGTTTGGCAACGGCTATTACTCTGGTCACGCTATTTATGCAGCTGATGGCGATTTCACCTGGGGTGATGACGATGGTTATGAAGATGGTCGTTCGTGCTGGAAACCATCTATCCACATGCCTAGAGCCGCAAGCCGCATTCTGCTGGAAATCACAGACGTGCGGGTTGAGCGGTTGAACGCTATCAGCGAAGAGGATGCGCGAGCAGAAGGCATTATTGACGGTGGCTGTCTGAATTGCGGGGAACCTGAGCCATGCGGATGCGCCAATCCAGAGCCTGATGCTACCGATGCTTTTGCCTACCTGTGGCAATCGATTTACGGGCAGGAAAACTGGAATGCTAATCCCTGGGTTTGGGTTATCGAGTTCAAGCGAATTGAGGAGCAGACAGCATGAGCCTGAAACACCGCCTGCCCGATCTGGAAGCCAGCATCGACCCTGCGGCATTGCGCGCGGCCGCCGACGAATATTCGGATCTGCTTCTGACTTTGTGCTTGTGCATGAAGATGGCCGGCCCCACACGAGCGAACGTGCGCGCCTGCGCCACCGCGCTTAAAAAGCGCATGACAACTTGGCACAGCCAGAAAGAGCTCAACGCAATTCTGTCCAGTTGGGATCCCGTTGGCTATGTTCTCGGCCTCCGCCGTGAAGCGAACGACAACGCGCGAGCAGCTGGCGATCCGGTTGATGTATTTGTGTGAGGTGGATATGCGACTGATAAACCGAAGCAAGCAATCACCGCTAGGCCGCCAGGCTTGTGATGCCGCACTGGCAAAACACGTTGAGCTTTATGGCGATTATGGTCGGCAGAAAATGAAGCGGACTTATACCGTCGTGGTGCAGGGTTCAAAAATCACTGTTGAGGTGGTTAACCGACGCTGCAGTTACGTGGCTACGGCAATGAATCAGGTAAGGCGTTTGCGAAACCTGCCCGCACAGTCAGTTTATTAATAATTTCTAATGCCGCGTGATGGTTGCGCGGCATTACCCGGGGGAAATATGGCGTCTGATAAACCAATTACAGCTCAACAAGCCGCCGATTTGCTCATCGTGTCGGCGCGGGTGATCTATCGTCTCATCGAATCTGGAGAACTCGCCGGCCGCAAGGTCGGCAACAAGTACAGAACGACTGAGGCGGCTTGTATTGCATATTTGAAAACCCCGCGCGATCCTGTCATCGCGAACGCGGGTGAACATAAAGGAGAAGTTTTATGTCAATCACCCTCAGGGGCGGCGTGTGGCACTGTCATTTCTTTACGCCGTCAGGAAAAAGAGTTAGGCGATCTCTTGGCACGGGGGACAAAAAGCAGGCTCAGGAACTCCACGACAAGCTGAAAGCGGAAGCGTGGCGGGTTGACCAGATCGGCGACCTGCCCGTCAGAACCTTCGAAGAATGCTGTATCCGGTGGTTGCGGGAGAAGGACCATAAGCGATCGCTGGATGATGACAAAACCAAAATTGAGTTTTGGCTGCAGCATTTTTCCGGTCGTGATGTCTCGAAGATAACGGCGGAGGAAGTTCACGAAGCTGTTAACGGGATGATCAACCGTAAGCACCTGCAGGTGTGGGAGAGTAAACGTGATGCCGCGATGAGGAAGGGAAAGCCGGTTCCGGAGTACAAACCACTGCAGGTTTCGCAGGCCACGAAGGCGCAGCACCTTTCCTTCATTCGATCCCTTCTCAGGGCTGCGGCGAATGACTGGGGCTGGATAAAAACGGCGCCAGTTATCAAAACCCGCAAGCCTATCAGCAAGAGGATACGGTGGCTGACCAGAGAGGAAGCTGAGCGGTTGATCGAGTGCATGCCAGAGAGCATTAAGCCAGTGGTGATATTTGCACTGGCAACCGGCCTCCGCCGCTCAAACATCATCGGGCTTGAGTGGCAGCAGGTCGATATGCAGAGAAAGGTTGCATGGGTAAACCCAGAGAACGCAAAAGCGGGCAAGGCGATTGGCGTAGCTCTGAATGATACCGCATGCAGGGTATTAAGGGATCAGATAGGGAAACATTCCCGGTGGGTGTTCGTTCACACTACGGCAAAACATCGCCCGGATGGAACGCTGACACCCGCGGTTCGAAAAATGCGGGTTGATGACAACAATGCCTGGCGTGCCGGTTTGAAAAAAGCGGGGATCGAAGATTTCCGCTTTCACGACCTCCGGCATACCTGGGCAAGTTGGTTAATACAGTCTGGGGTTCCGCTTTCCGTTTTGCAGGAAATGGGGGGATGGGAGAGCATCGAGATGGTACGCCGTTATGCTCACCTGGCACCGAACCACCTAACCGAACACGCACGGAAAATTGACGCCATTTTTGGCGCTAGCGACACAAATACGACACAAGGAGGAAATCAGGCTGGATTAAAATTAGCGTAA